CGTTACCGCCAGTTAAGGTAACAGAAACAATCACATCTACATCAAAATCTTGAGGATCGACATAGATTGTCTCTAGAGAACCACTTATAACTGGTTGAATTAAAGCACTTCCAGAAGAAAATTCTAGTAAAGGCGGATTAATTACATCATATCCACTTCCACCATTTAATACACTTACCGACTCTAGAGGTCCATAATAAACTTTATCATTTGTCTTATAACTTATAATTTCTACACCATTTATTAACATTCCAATCGAACCTGGTTCAGTTAGAACGGATTGACCGTCTCCCATATTAAATGAAAGTGGAAACTTTCTTAATATTTTCTGTGGAGAAAGAACTTTTTCTTTCTGAGTTCTAAGAACAAAGTTATGAGTTCCTGTGGTCAGTGATCCAAAACTAACGTAATTAACTGTTCCAATCACAGATAGTGAATTATACAATCTAATTTGAAGATTTCCAGATCCACTTACAAGTTCAACAAAATATACACCTTCAGATAATCCAGAAATTGGTGATTGGGATGGTGTATAGTATATCTCACTTCCAGTTAAAAATGAGACTGGAGTGCTAAATGTTATAGTTGAATATAGACCACTATCTTCGTCGAGTCCTGCTACTCCAGAAGCATTATATGAAAAAATTGACTTTGTTATTTGATATGATGGTAATGAATTAGATGCAACATACATGTATTCATTATCTTGATTATAAACATTCTGAATCTCTGCCGTTACTGGACTAAACTCCAGAGGAACGCTTGAAGAACTAGCATTTTTAAGTTTTCTTCTAATATCATAATTAAAACTTTGGTTCAAAGTAAAAGAACTACTAGTTGTAACTTGTTTTCCTGTAATTTGAGTTACTAAAAGATTAGATGCTACAACAGTTTGAGAATCTCTATTTAAAATTTCAATGTAATCTCCTATTTTAAGGCTAGATTTATCAATGTCGCTCTTTAATACAACTTGAGAGATTGTTCCAGAGGAGAATGTATCGATTTCATATCTTGAACTTGTATTGTAGATCCAACTATTTGCAAAAATTTCTTTATAAGAAGGATTAGTTTGTGGATTTTTAATAATTTCACCAACACTCTTAACAGATATAACTTCGTCTGGATTAATTGGAGAATTTTGCTCTATGGGATTAAATTTTGATAAAACTCCAGTGAGTCTTAATTCTACTTTATTCTCTAAATCACCATTTTCATATCCATAGTATATCTCATCGGACCTTATTACCGATCCAGTTGTAATTTGTGTTGTAACTCCAGAGCAACCAAAAAATTGATTTATACTTTTATTCGTATATGTAATGATATTGTTACCGGAGTAGATTTTTCCAGATGTAGAAAATCCGATTGTAGAATCTACTGTAATGACAGAACTACCAACACTAACTGTCTCTATATTTTTTGTATTGCCAGTAATGTTGAAGGTTCCCGTAACTGTTGGAAACGCATCATCATATCCAATAAAAAGAAAAAGTTTATAATAAGTTTTTCCACTTCTTCTGATAATTTCAACCTCAGATACTGATGCTGTACTGCTAGGATCATTATTTTTGAAAATTGTTTGTCCAGCAAGATTTAGAGGATCTCCAGAAATTGCCTCTGCAACTACAACTTCTCTTCTAACATATGTTGCAGATGATGGTTTTAATAGAAACTGCTCCAAATCAATTACTTTTGGAGTTTCTCCAAATAGGATATTGAAGAGAATTCTAAAAGACTCATCAGTTCCTTTTGATTCATATAAAGTTCTTGCTTCTTTAATAAAGTTGCCAACATTCAAATCAGAAACAAAATTTATATCTTCTAATCCTGGTGTTAATGTATATTTTAATTTTTTATATAATTCCTTTAAAAAGAGTGAACTTAGATTTTGAACTGTAGAGAGTCCAACGTGTGATGCCTGATTTGATGTTGAGAATACTAATTCTCCATAATTCAAATCTTTATGATAACTGGTAATACCAGAAAATCCACGAATACAACCAGTAAATGTAGTTGCGGAAGTTCCAGTATATGTAATTATTTCATCATCAATCTTCAATAAACCATATGAAGAAGGAAACCCTTTCGTCGATGTAACTGTAATGATTCCAGAAGAAGCAGTAATATCTGTAGTTAATCCAGTAAATCCATTAACTACTTCTGGAGTTAGATTATCAAGTTTTAAGTACTGATCAAGATTTTCAGAAATATCTGTAGGACCGCCCTGATATTCTTGCGAAATATAATACTGCTTTAAAAAATCTAAAGTTTTGGGGCTTTCTTCCAAAATAAATTCTGGAAGTTGATTTTCAAGTACCTGCTGTACTTTTACTCTGGATTCAAAACCCGTTTTTATCATCTTATGACCTCTTTAATTCCCCGTTCGAATAACTTGATCTATAGTAACTATTAGTGGAAAACATAGTTCCAGAGACATCATCGCCAGAAGCAATAACATCTTTAATCATATTTATTTTGCTTTTTGATATGCTAAAAGATAGATAAAGATCCTTGAGTCCGATGATATCATTAGACTCTGGGAACGCTTGTATTTCAATAATATCTTGCCCTAAAGAAGTTTCTGTAATGGTTACTCCATTTAATAAAATTTCACCAGAAGAATAGTCTACTGTTCCTGCAGACTTAACAATGACCAAGGTACTAAACGTTGTTGTTGTACCTATGCCTGTAACAACAGGAGTTTCTTTAACAATCGATATCGTTCCCTTTCCACTACCATCTAAATTTCCTTTGGAATCTTTATTTGGAGTATCTGTTAGATAAACTGTTTCTGGTTCTCCAAATATCTTAAATCCAGTTGATTTAATATTTTTTCCTTCAGGGTTTATATGGAATTTATTACCAAAACAAATCTCATATTGAGTTGGAGCATCGATTAATGCTTTTAAATCTCTTCTGAGTCTTACTTTTGTAATGTTAGAAGTAATTGCAGCATCGGTGTTATCAATAACTTGCAGAACCTTACTGTACTTAAATCTTCCACCAAAAGCATTTAAATTTGGTGACTGTGCATATGAATTTAGAGAAGAAATTACTTTTGTCTTGAGATCTTCAACACTTCCAACTTGAGAATAATTGTAATAAACTGATGAATCAATTTCAACATAAAGAACTTTAAGATCTATAATTTCAGGATTAATTCCTGCAACTGTATATTGCTTTAATTTGTTTTTGATTTCTTGCTTATCAAAGTCTGAAACATAGGTTCCATTCTTAGGTTTAATACTAATCAAAACTTTTCCAAACTGTGGTGGACTGAGTTCTTCACCACCAACTACAGATATTGATTCTGCATTTTCATAAATTTTGGATTTAATAAGAGATTCATAATCTCTAGATGTAACTGCACGATATTGTGATGCGTACAATCTAGGCGCATACGATTTAACTGATTGTATACTTTCAATATCAGATCCGTTTTGGGATGATTGTATTGTTGTAACAGTGATCGTATTGTTTATAATCTCGGTAGCATCATTTTCGTTTTTGAATGTTCCGGCAAAACTAAAAGCATTCGCGCCATTTCCATTCTTACCATCAGTAATAATATACGTTACGGTAATAATTGAATTGTTTTCAAGTTTCTTACCAAATCTACCATCTCCAAAAAGAATCTCATATTTTTCATCCTTAACTTCTTGAATCAGATAGGTTTCAGATGTTGAACCAATTTCAAAAATATTATCTACAAGAGTATATAAGTTTCCTAATCCTGTGTTACTTGGAGATTTTACGTATACACGAATTGTAGTCGTGTCTATGAACGAATTATCTAATATAAATCTCTGATCTAGTGATCCATCTACTGTAAACTGTTTTCTGAGAAAAGTTCCTTCCTTAAGAGTAATATTGCTAAACGTCGCTGTACCGTTGATAACACTTGCTGTAATGTTTTCTGGAACTGAAAACACGTATGATGTGCCACCAGCGGAACCAGTACAAACTAATCCAGATTGTAATGTTAATGTCGATGTCGAGGTCGTTGGTTGCGCTGTGAACGAAACAACCGCACTTGATGCTGTTCTAGACTTAGGTACGTACCCAATGTTTCTAGCTAAAGAAACAACATTTTCTCTTACGGTCGCTGAGTCCAAAAAGGACTCGTTTACGACCATATTTGAGTTAAATGCTGTAATATAAGTGTTATATGCTAAGGTATCAATTAAAACAGAAAAATTAGACCCTTCAAAGTCGAAATCCGTAAAATTGGAATTTGCACGGAGATAGTCTTTGATAGATGTCTTTATCTGATCAAAATCTAAATTAGAAAACTTAGTAAAAGGCATTTTATCTTGCTGCCTCTAATATGAATGAAAATTGTTGTGTAGGAATTTCTTGCCCTATAATATCAAAGGTAATTGTAATTTCAAACTCATTTGTATCTGGACTTGGGTTTACCTGTACTAAAACATTTTGAACTCTTGGTTCAAAATTCTGAATAGTCAGACGAATTTGGTCTTGAATGACCGATGCAGTTCCAAAATCAACAAATTCAAAAAGACTTGAACGAACATTTGAACCAAGAGTCAGATTAAAAAATCTTTCTGTTGGAATCGTTTCAACTAAATTGCGAATGGAACGAATAATCGCATTCTCATTCTTCAAAATGGGTAAGTCTTTAGTAA